GCTTGAACGTTGATCGATTGCATCGCTAGTACCAGCAGAACCGAGAGGTTTAACAATCAATTGAGCCTGCATAGCTCCAAGTTTAACTACCCCATATGCCTCACGTCCCATAACGAAAGATGAGTAGACGGGTCTTGCAGAGTTATCATGGAAGCCATTTGTGCTCGTTAACCATCTGATATTCCGAGTCTGGCCCCATTCGGCTCTCAATGTGGTAGTTTGATTCGCGTAGTTAGCCACTGAGTTGAACGAAGCGACTCTTTCAAGATCGTCTTCCAAATCAGTCGACATGAATCCCCAGAAACTTTCCCTGGACGGAGCAGTGCCAAAGCGATTCTCACCTTCTACAAGAGGAGTAAGAAACTCGGCATTACCTTGTCGAAGAGCTTTTTGAACGATCATAAAGTCTTCATCGGTGATTTCAGTTGGATTTTGTCCGTCTTGGCCATGTGAACATGCGATAGTACTAGCTGTGCCTATCATCATATCTCTGATAAGAGTATCAAGAGTTAGACCTAGTTGCAGAGATAGAACTTTAGTTAATTCATTCAACACTCTGTCTTGAACAGTATATTGAACGACATCAGAAACGATCATATAAGCACCATACCAAGAGATCTGTGTGCTAAAGTCAATGACAGAAGCAGCAGTACCTGGAGGAGTTATAGATTCGATTAGCGGTGTTGTAGCAGCATTAAGCGTGCCATAACGTCTGAAGACAAGGGTGTCGCCTGAGTTCATTGGGATTGTACGTCTCAGAGCAAACTTATCATAGTTTAGCGCTGGTGTTGCAATCTTCAAAAGAAGACGGTCGAAATATACCCTTACTTCTGGAGCAATATTATTGGTGGTATTGGTCATTTACTAAACCTAGTTAATGATCCCGTGTTACCTTCCTATGAAATTCATCGAATTCAGCGTCACTCATAGAAGCAAAGTCTACCTTCTGTTGAACGAAGGTACCTTGGCCTCCTGTCATTGACAAGCTACCTGGCTTCATGGCATTTTCCAGCATCCTCATCTGAGGACTAGGAGCTTGCACATTCTGATAGGCATATTGTTGCTTGGCAGGCTGGCCCGCTACTTGAGCACGCAGTTGCTGGAGCTCTCGCTCCTGTTTGCCTAGTTCATAGGCTACTTGTGGCTTATTCGATGCAGAACGGATGGTTTCAGCGAGATACGGATTTTTATTAGCTAATGGAACCGTATACTTCTCGATAACTTCGTCATAATCCGCATACTTACTCTGAACCGAATTCTGTGACACTTGAAACTCTAAATCGGCGATCTTACGCTCTAGTGCGCTCATTTTTGAAGAAACGTCTTCTTCATAAACTCCGCGAGTTAAAGCCTCATCATCATCGAGTTGTTGTATCTGTGGTACAGGTTGATTCTGCTTAGAGAGTTGCGACTTCCAAAGTTCGAGGTTATATCGTAATTCCTCATTTTCTCTTCGTTGTTTGGCCATCTCAGACTGCATCTCTGCGAATTGGTCGCGAACAGGAGCTGCAACGGGAGCAACAGGTAAAGGCGCTTCTTGTACAGGGGCTACAGGCGCTGCTTGTTGTGTTGTTCCCATCGCAGCTTCATAGTTTGAGCGATCTTCATGAGATTTCAAATATGAGTTGTAAACTGCTTCATTTTCTTCTTGATCTGTCATACTGTCCTTACTTTTATCAGGCAGTTAATACTTGTTTTCCACGTTCCATAATTCTCACAAACTGATCTTCTGAACGATCGCTTAGGAGTAATGGATTTGTGGGTATATCCCAAGGTGCGGATAATTCTGGTTTAAATTCCATGATTCCAAGTGAGTTGTCGACGTACCACACAAGAACACCAAGTAATGCTGGAGGCTTTTCACGATAGGCTTTTACAGTCTGTCGTATCTGGCCTGGGATTAACTGGTTTTCTCTGGCGCAGTAGACTACGTAGAAAGGCTTCTTTTCATGTTTCATCTTAGAAACAAAGTCTTCTATATATTTTATAGCATCTGCAGCCATCGGCTCGCGTGTTTCGCCTAACTCTTGAACCATGATTAGTACCCGTTTTGGTCTGTTGTATCGTTGTACATCATGTAAGGCTGGATGCGTGATCTATCATGCTTTTCACCAGCTTCACCGAATTTACCAGCAGATATAGCCATCATCTCAGATTTGAAATCTGAAACGCCCATAGCGCTATATTCACCATCAACACGACCTTGTTTTGGCTCTTTAGGATGAGCGGTCATATTTTTGTCTTTCATTTTTTACCTTTTGGTTGGATCTTCTTCATCATCTTGTGTTCTTCTTTATGAACTTTCTTGTGCTCTTTCTTTTCTTCTTTCTTTTCTTCTTTCATGTATTCTTTTTTCATAATTACCTTTTAGGTGGTTTAGGTTGACCTGGTTTAGATATTAGTTTCATACAGCCCCAAGGTTTTACATTAGTTATTTATAAGTTACTTAACAACGTTTTTGCATATAATTCAAGCAGAAAGAGACTCATTAGTTCCTTTTTCAGCTTCACCATGAGCCATTGCTTCCTGATCGCTCTCCAACTCTCGAAGTAATGCTATTTTTTTCATCATATCATCTAGATCAAGAGATTCGAGTTCTTTAACAGCCTTAATCAGATTGAGTACGCCTGCTGTTCGTTCTTCTTCTGCTCGATTCATTCTTTCTTCTGATAAGGCAGCATCTAATTTAACTTTATTTAATCTCTCAGCACCCAAGGACTGATCAGCAAAAGCTTTAGCTTCTGTAGATTTATTGACTATTTCTAGTTTTTGCAGTTCTAGTTGATCAGCTTTATCTTGCATTGCTTGAGCTTGCTGAGCTTGTGCATCAAGGATCTTATTAAGTTCATCTTTATCATGTACATTAGAGTTCTGTACAATGAGACTATCAGGTATCTGAATGCCAATTTGCTTAAGCGCCATAAGCGACATGAAGTTATTTTGGCGTTGAGTATCAGTAAGAGCACCTTCTTCAACTACAATGTCATAACGACTAAATAGGCCTGTGTAGAATTCTGGAGTTGGTTCTTTCTTAGTGATTAACTTGATCTTCTCGGCTGAATAATTAGCTTGAATAAGCTTAATTGTCTTTTCGCCGAGTATCTTCTGTGTTTGCGACAAGTTATCGAACAATCTTCGTAAAGATATAAGACCTGCGTTGACTCGCATTTTAGCCAATATCGCTGCCGTCTCGATCTTATCACCTTCCGGCATGCCGAGCATTTCAGGATTGATACCCAATATATTTGGGATATCGTCCATGAATTGCTCCATAAGCGCGAAGTGACCTTCCGGGATAACTGGCGGGTCGATACGCCTAACATCAGCGTGAACATCCCCTTCAGGCTTAATGAATATCGTCTGGCCCTGATTGGACTTAAACCAAGCTTCGTTGTCTGTTGATACATTGGACTTAACAATCCATCCTGTATTAATCGAGGAATCAAGTATATCAACCATCTTCGAACGGCGTTTGTTAAGTTCAGTCTGAGGATCTCGGATGAGGCGGATAAGACTTTGCATTTTCCATTGATAGAGGTCATAACTTGGCTCATATACTGCAAAAATTGGCGTCATTCCATAGTCGTTAAGCCCATACGGGTCACGACCATAATACAGTAGCTGATTTTCACATATGATACCTAACTCTACTTGCTGTACAGGCTTGCGCATACGTCTTAGATTGGGCTGCATTTGCATAACAGCATTAAGACGATCCTTAGGACCTTTCCACTCCATTGTCTCGCCTGAGTCCATATCTACAAGTACATCACGCACTACCCACTTCTTGGACCAGTATTCGGTATAAGACATAAGCTTATTTAAGGCACCCTGCCGAACGTAAGGGATATATGTGAATTTATTATCACGGGTGCCATAAGATAAGCGCATAATCTCATCTTCTTTCTCCGGAAGGAGGGAGATAACCGCAGAACGAGAGAGATATTTGCGTCGGGCGAAGAAGGCGCAATCTGAAAGGTCTTGTTTGTAGAAAAAAGGATCCCAAATGGTGTCGTTCCAATGATCAAGATGGAACTTAATATCGCCATTTATAGGATCATCGCGATAGTCTATCCATGGAGATATCCACGAGATTCCTGTAACCATAGCATCTTTAAAGCCAGTTGAAATAGTATCATAACCCGAGTTCTTGGTCATAACATACTGAAGTGTATCAGTGAGTATTTCAGCCGTCTTTTCTGAGGCATTTTCTATAGGTGAGGCTATCGTAGCTAATCTATTTTGTCTCTGAATACCTTCAATCAGGTTAATCATTCTCATACACATATTATATGTATAACTTGAACGGCCTTGTTGAGATAGCCAATGCATCTCTTCAGGCGACCATTGATTTGAAAGGTAATAAGACTGGTCTCTATAAGCTTCAGCGTAGAAAGGATTAATCATTTGATATGATCGATCATATCTTTCCCCGAAGTCATTTACTATTTTCTGATAATCATCTAAGGCGGGATCGACGATATTCTTGCGATATCCACGAATGAAGTCTGCAGCATCGTCAGTATATGGTTGCTGATAGGTGCCCATCGAAACCTTGGTGTAAAGTTCTGATGGTAAACTTCAAGGTTTTTATAGGCAATATAAAATAGAGTAAGGGGTCAGTATAGACCCCTTTTATTACTATCGAATTTTGAGGTTATTTCTCTTTTTTCTTCATCTTGTGAGCTGCTGTCTCAAGACGATCTCGCTTTTTATCTAGCACTTTATCTTCTTTTAAGAGACCTTTAAATTCTTTCTTCTCTACTTTCTCGATCTTTTTTTCTGCTTTCTTTATTTTATCGTCCATGTTTCCTCTACTTTTTGTTAAAAACCTTTATCATAATCACTGTCACATCTACCAGGCGTCTTTCTAGGATGCCTATTAGGATATTGCCGCTGATTTTTATAATTTATTTTATTAACATCATCATGCTTTGTACATGGTGTACTATCATCTAACTGAAGAGTATATCCATGTGACGGCACATAATGGATCTCATGGATCACAGGCTTTTGTGCACATGATGATAACGAAAAGACTACGCTAATAATTAACATGCTCCAAGCCAGCCCTAGTGGAATGCCAATAATTAATAAACGCTTTTTCATATGGCACTCACTGGTAATGAAACTGTAGGATCAATCTTAGGGTCATTAGTTTGTGTCTCATCCACTCGAGCTTGTCCTTCAGTATGAGTCAGATTGATCGCTATGGTACAGCCTGTCAACAGCAAGGGAATTAATATCATGAATCGTAACATTTGCAGCATCCTTTTTTTGTAGGTCCTCAAGACCTTGTTTAGCTAAATCTGATTTCACTTCAGTGATTATCTCTTTAGAGAGAGTTTCGGCATATTTTAAGCATTCACCGAAACATTTATATTGGGCAAAATCAGTGTTCATCATCTCTTTTCT